TCCACCACCACCCGGGTGCGCCCGGTCATGGTGAAGTTTGTGAGCGTCGGTAGGTTTGCTGTCCTGGCTAGATAGTCCCCAGCTGCATCAATGCGAATCGCCATGACGCAGCCTTTTATGCCACCGTGTAGGTGATACCCGTGTAGGTAAAGACGTGGTTACCACCCGTCGCGTTCAAATTGACAGCTGTATTGTGAGCAACGAATATGCCGCAGAACTTTGGGAGGACACCCCCGAAGAACTGAGCCACTCCAAACGCCTTGACGTAATAGCCGCGATTGCTCGTGTTGGAATCAACATCTAAAACAGCCGCCAAGGACAGCATGCCATTCCTGACGCCCGCAGAGGTGATTGTCTCCGCGCTGTCAGTTCCGTCAAGCACGTCGAGCGCAGTGGTTCCAAGCGACGTATCAGACCCCCACACGTAGACAAGTATATTTGTCGCAGTTGTTGGTGTCGTCCCTACCGTCACCAGGCCCTGAATGATGATGTCATCAAAAAGTGTGCTGCTGTTGTCGATCTGGTTCGACTCCGCCCCAGCAGTAAAACCGGATGACGTGGCAATCGACGCCAGCGAAATAGTCAGCGTCGTTTTGGTGCCGTAGGTTATCGACTGAACAGCCATGATTAATTTGCGAGCGCGCTGCTCACATCCGCATGCGTCAACACGCCTTCGTTGACAAGTAGATTGGCCGTCGTGGCCCCAGTAGTCGCGCTGCCAGCCGCGAACAACTTTTCAGCTCGCGTTGCGTTACGCTTGCAGGCAGCAAGGACAGTAGCCCCGCTCGCACCGCCAGCTGACTGTGCGTCGCCACCGGTCCCAGACGGCAGCGCAATCACCGCGTCTCGAAGAGCCAATCTGATATTTGCCCTGCTTGCGTCAATACTTTGACGGCCTTGGAGCATGGTCTGCAAATTCATTTGCTTGGTCTGGATCACGAGCGCGCGATTTGTATAGAGGGCAGTGCCATCTGGCGGATCGTTTGGCGTGTAATTTGAAAATGTCATAGCGTCCAAAATGTCTTTGACCTGAGCGTCTGTACGCCATACGGAAAGCGCGGGCGATGCAGCTAGGTTGTACGCGGCAGCGATTTCGATAAACCCGTCATCGTTGCGCGGGATGGCTGAAAGCGCACCATCCGCGAGAATGTCAGCGCGAAGCGCGACAAGCTGTGCAGCTGTGAGGTTGGGGGTCATGCGAACCTCACCAATCCGGTGCTTGAATCATTCGTCGGCATGTTGATCGTTAGATTTCCTGCCGTGACCGTGGTCGATCCAATCGTGAACACACCGATATTGCGGTTTGTGTCCGTTGTCGAGTAGATCATCACTGCATCAAATGCCGTGGAGAGCGTTACCGTTGTCCAGGTGATGGCCGCGCTTGGCGTCCAATATGCCGTGGTGCTTGTCAGGCCCGCCGCGTTTGCGTTGGTTACGCTCGCGCCAGCTGCCGTATATCCCGTCCCAGAAACCTCCCCGGTGGCCGTGTATACCGTATTCGTTGGGCCTGTGGTTGCAGACACGAGATACAGCGCGCCCTTGAGCGTCTTGCTGTCAACAATTGCGCCTAGAGCTGCCTGCTTAGCTACGCCTGAAATGCCTTGTGTGTTTGCCATGATTATTCCTTAGCCGAAAATGCCTTGTTCGATGGTTGATTCAAGCGCGCGCTTCATATAGATGTGCACGGACTCCTTGACGATTTCGCCTTCGAGGCGGTACGTCTCCGTCAGCTTGATGAAGTCTGCTGTGTCCAACCACACGGCAGAATAATCAAGCGATGAAATGGGGATGTTCCCTTTGATTGTGTATATGAGCGGCTCAGTCATCTTTGGTATCTCCACGTTCGGGCAACTGGATTGTTGAAATTGCACCTTCTGCTCTGCCGTCCTTATCACGCTGTAGCTTGATGCTGCGCGGGGCGGCCACACACTCTGCCATGTCTTCGAGGCTCTCAAAAGCGTTGAATGTGATCTGCTGAAGCTGTGACACGGCCAAGGTGTTCTGTTGCAGCGCCTGGGCCGTTGCCTGCTGAGACTGCAACACAGCGTCTGTCAGCGCCTGGATTGCTTCTTGAGTGCGCATGTCATCCTCTTCTGGCTCGGGCTTTTCGGCCTCCGCCTCGGCGCTAACACGATCCAAAGCAGCTCTTTCGCTCAGCTGTAGTTCGAGCTTTGCGATCTGCACATCTTTGGCAAACACAGTGCGTTTGTTGTCAATGTCCGAGCCTTGGGCGTCCAGGTCTGATTTGGCAGCCTTGATTTCAGACATGGCGATTTTGGCTTGGTCTTGAACCTGCGTGTTCTTCTGATCGACTTGGCCTTGTAGGTCTTGGATGACTTGGGCTGCCTGCTCCATCGCGGCAGCCATCTTCTGAATTTGCTCGCCTTGCTGGGCCAATTGAGCCTTCACAGCTCGCGGCACATCGTCGCTCTCTTCTTCTGCGTACACCTGCTGCACGTTCGGCGGCAGAAGGGCAATAGCCACCTTGCTGATCTTGTCGGCCTCTGGCATGTCGTTGAGCTTGACAAGCAGTGGCGCCAGCGCAGCACCCAATGCTGGGTTGCCTTGGCTGATTTCAACGAGGCGTTGGCTGGCTTCCGTGCGCATTGACGTGTAGCTCGGGCCGATCTTGACCCGCACGTCATAGCTGCCGACATTGGGGTTGATCGCAACGACCTTGCCGCCTTGCTTCTGTAGCGCCTGCTCCATGCCAGGGTTGATCTCGATCTGAGATTGCTCCCCATCCTCGCCCAGAATCTTCGCCTGCCTACGTGTGTCGTAAATCTTGGGGATCATGTGCACGATGATTCGGCCCATGTGCTCCATCGCCCGGCGCAGGTTATCCACGTAGTGGAAATTAGCCGTGTCACCCTCGCGCTGATCTGCCAGCTTGGCGCGTCCTGAAACAGCATTCGACTGCTGGCCAAGATTCGACTTGTACATGCCCACGCTGGCCTCCATCTCGCTGACAGCAAGATTGGCGCCATTCGCGTAGGCGGCCGGAAACACTGGGCCAGGCAGGCGGATGGGCGGCTGGATCGGCACTTGCCCAGTCTCGTCTACATCGTTGTACGTGAGATATGCCGGGTTGCCGCTGTTCAGGGCTTGCCAGTCGTCTTCGTACCCATCAACAGCCCGAGCTGGCATCAAGAACGGCGCCTTGGGCTGGCTCATGAGTGTCTCGGTCAGCGCGCTCATTTCGTAGTTGTGCAAGCGCTGGCCATCCATCAGTCGGCGCACCATGCCGCACAAATAGCGCTTGCCTTCAACCCAAAGCTCATACCCAAGAACCGGGATTAGAGGCACCCAGGGGGCGGGAAACTCGGTTTCTTCGAGAATCTCCGCGCCAGTCATCTTGCACCACTTCTGCGTGCGAATCGTGGCCTCGAAGCTGTCTTTCACATCGGGTTTGAACCCAATCTGGGCTGCCAACTTCCAGTATTCGTCTTCTGTAACCGTCATCCGACCGCCGTCAGGTCCGTCAATGCCAATGCGGTTCTCTTTTGTCTCGACGACGTTGAAGTATTCAGCAATGCGGATGGTGTCCTGCCCAAACCACTCGCTATCGCTCTCCCACGAGAGCTTTTTCGCCTTTGGGTACTTACTGATGAACGCCTTCTCCGTCATCACGGTTTCGGCAAACCCAAACATTGCGTCTGAACCGTCGGCCTCAATGCTGTTTGGGTCCAGGCAAACGCTTGTCGAATCAATCACGCGCTGGATGATGATTTCCTGCTCATTCGTCTCTGGCCGAATCACTCGCGGGAGCACGCGCAGCCACCCTAGACCGACGCGCGCAGATAGCTCGATAGCATTGTCGTATGCGATGCCGGCCCGAGATACATACTCGACATGGCGGATGATTCCGTTCAACTGCTGGGCAACTTGCGGGTCGGCTTGGCCGTCAGCTGGCAGGACTTGGATACTTGGTTTGTTCTGCCGGGCGTCGTTGACGATCTGGCTAATGAACTGGTTCGTCCTGTCCAGCGTCAGCATTGGCCGGCCGCGCCGGGCTGTCTTCGCAAACTCGTCCCACTGTTCGGGGCATGCCGGGTTAGAAAACTTCAGGTCTTGGCGAAAGCGGTTGTTTTGCTCAGATACCCAATCCTGCGCGTCTTGATAGCGTTCCTTGGCGTTCTGGAGCTGATCTTGCTTTGCCATGTGTGCGCACGTGAGTGAGTGCCCACTTTATCAGCAAAATGGCTATGACGCCATCCAGCTCTGTGGCGGCGCATATGCCTTCTTTTCCTTCTTCTCGCGTTTGCCTGCGACGATGCCAGGGAAAAGCTCGGTCAGCGCCCAGATGAGGGCGTCAGCCCTGTTCGGTGATCGTTCGCCCACGTAGCCAACGGTCGAGAAAGCCACCAGCTCATCTTCAAGGTCTCGGAAATACCCAACGTGGCGCACCTTGCCCTGCTCATAGAGGGCGCTGATCGGTTCTGCTCTTACCGCCTTTCCTCTGGTGGCCGTTACCGCCTTGTATGGCACCCGGCGCTGCCCACCCTCACGGCGACAGGTCTGGATGGTGTGCTCAACCATCGCGCCGCCATAGTTCACCTCGCCCACAACGCAGTCGGCCGCGTGCCGGTCATAGGCGTCTGTGGCGATCTTGCCCCAGGTGGCAGGGCCGGCCTTTACGGTGGCGTCTTCGAGCAGGTAGGCGTTCCCATCAGTACCGAGTGCGGCAACAACGATCCCGATAGCGTCGTTGTCGGCGTTGTCAATGTCTCCTGATCCGCTGGGGTCAACAGCAACGACGACGCGCACGAAGTCGGGAGCCTTGCCGTCGAGCACTCGATAGGTTTCGAGGTTTTCATCCGTGAAAAGCGCGTTCGGCGTGGCATCTGCAAATTCTCCGTCTAGAAAGCGTTTCCTAAGCCTAGCGCTCAGGTTGTGAAGGGTTTCGAGATACCCGGCGCTGACGTTCTCTTGGTTGTCAACCGGGTCGATCTTGAAATGGGCGTAATCCTGCGGGTTGCGCAGGGCTTGCTTGGTTTCCGGGTCAACCTTCTGCACGAACAGTTTGTATGACCAATGCACCTTACTGGGTGGGTTGCAGTCATAGTAGAAGCGCGGCTTGAGTTGAGTACGCCGCTCGCCGCCATCAGGCAGCCCAATGACTTGATCCACCGCCTGAGCCAGCCGGGTCACAGCAATATCACGGCTACTTTGTGGAATCTGGCTGCATTCATTCAGGTAGATCGTCACAAACTCCATGCCTAACACTTTCTCGACGCGCTCTTTATCATCCAGCCCGCTAAACCATATCTCCTGCCCATCATCGAAGCGGGCGACGCTCGGCTTACTTGTGAGTGTGTAGCGCACACCCGGAAAACACTTGCGCATCACCACAGGAAACGTATCGCACACGATTGATGCCTCTACCGCGTTGGTTCTGAAGCGGAATACCGCGTGACGGCTGTTAGGGGCTTTGAGGACGCGGAAGACGATGTTCCGCACGATTAGGAATGTCTTACCCGAACGCGATCCGCCGATAAGCATGATGTGAGTGGCCGGACCGGCCATCACCTTCTGCGCCTCTTCTTGGCGAGCCGTCAGCTTAAATGCCGCCTCAGCCATTCTTGTTGCGGGCGCGCTTCTCTTCGGGGCTCACAAGTTCTCGTCGGTGCTGCTGGCAATGATGCGCAGCGGGCCGCCGTTCTCGCCGGTCAGCTCAGTGCGGGCCAGCTTGGGAATGTGGTACTCCACCACGCTCTGGAACATCTCAAACGCCTTTGCAGGGTTCGGCTTGATGTCGTTCTCGGGATCGCCATTAGCGACCGCTAGGAGCCACGATTCAAGTTTGTGTGCGTTGCCATCAACGAACGCCGCAATCGCCTCACGGGCCGCGCTAGTGGCCTTGTTGGGCAATCCTTTGGGGCGGCCTGGTCCGGCCGTGCCTTTACCGATTCCTGCGGTTTCTAAATCAGCCACTGCTCACCTCTTCGCCGACAGTCAAAATGGCCGGTTTGACAGCCTTGCACTTGCGCTTGGTCTTTGGGTTCACGCCATCAATGACAAGCTGACCCTTGGAGCCGCGCCCAATACCGGCAATGGTGAATTTGTCACCGCGTCTCATGGCGTTGAGGCCGCTTTCGCGTGGTCGGCCTGCTAGCTCTTGGGAGAATGCCATGTCAGCTCCTACGCGCCGTGGCGCGCAAATCGCGGATGAATGACGTGATGCGCTGTATGCGGTTGGGCGGGAATGCGCTATCCCATGCCTCTTTTGGCGACGCCCCGCCATTTCCAACCGGCACGTACAGTCGTCCATGAGTCACCGGGTGGGTGTACTGCCATTCGGCGCATCGCCACACGCCATTTCCGTCCCTGAACAGTCGAGGTTTTACTGATTCCATGTCGCTCTCGCAACTCATGCGGGAACTGCCGCAAGTCAGATGTGGCGCTAGGGAATCGAACCCAAGGCGTCAGGATTGACTACCTGACGAGCAATGAGCCACCGTCGCAACTCTACGCCACTAGGTTCATCTTAGCCGATCCCGCAAGAAGCATGCAAGGCGGCGACTCGTTTAGGGCTTGGCAAATTGCCTGTACGATCCTATTTGCTTCTTCGGACTCTGCCGGAATGCCAACTAGCTCCAGGGCTACGTCTTGAGGCAATGCGTCAGAGTGGATTGCGATCCGCCCTGCCCACTGGTCAACTTGCCACTCGCTCATGTCAGCCCCTTGGCAAATAAAAAGCCCATCGCGACCGCCCGGTGTAGCCGGGGAGAAGTCGGCCTCAGCCGGTCGCAGATGCCCAATCACTCGGGCCACAGGGGCAAAATCACTGGTCTGATTGTAGCTCATTGGATGCCCCAAGTGTAACATTTCTCAGTGTTACAACTTTCCTCTTGCACTCCGCATTAGTCTGTACTACATTATCTACATGGGCAGCGCGGTGCGGCTCAGCAAACAGGAGATTGAAATGAACATCGAACGCAGCACGGCTCTTGATTTCGCCGGAAGCATTGAGAAAGCCGCAGAGATCGTGACGGATGGCTCCGCCATGTTCACGCCTGAGCATCTGGCTGGGCAATATGCTTGGGAAGCAGCCGAAGAAGCGGGCTACACCGCCGATAGCGATCTGATGGCGCACCTCGGATTCCTGGCCGATGCCGGCGGCCGTTTTAGCGATAGCGG